CCCAATTACTTGAATCTGAAAGCCATCACCGGCACCTGTTCCAGTAGTAGGATTGATCATTTGAAATGAAGGATAACTAGCGTCGTATAGTGTAAATTCCCGCCCAGGACTCGTTGTTCCAATACCTACATTGCCGTCTTCTAGAATCGTCATTCTTATATTGTCGTTCTGGGTTCTAATATAAATATTTCCATTCTCTTTATTTGTAAAATAAGTGCTTAATTCATATTGTTCTAAGTGCATGCCATCACCAGTACCACTACTTGAATTGATTAGATGTAAAGCAGGAGCGATTGGGTGGTACATAGTCAAAGTACGGCTTGGACTTCCAGTTCCAATACCGACATTGCCGCCAACTGTTAAACCACTATTGAAACTAGCGTCACCATCCAAAGTCAAACCACTATTGAAACTAGCGTCACCACCAATTATAATTTTGTCATTAATTGTACCAAGGTTCACATGATCGACATTATTAATTGTCTCTATAGTTAATACAGCATCAATCGTATTCTTCAAAACAGTCAAATCATCTAATGTATTCTGAACGGCATTCGATGTGATTTCTCTATAAATAAACCCCCCTTCAATAATAGTATCACTTTGTTTTATTAAACCACGTACGTTTGCGTTTTGATGCATAACCGTGTCCCCACTCAAATCAGAACGTCCAGCAACATTCAAATCCCCATTACGAACAATCAAATCTCCTCCACTTATATCCATAAAACCCTTTACATATGTTTGAACGTGACGATTCGCAACTTTATTATATAACCATTCTCCTTCTTGCAAAGACATCTTTACTATATATAGATGTTATGTTTTTCTTATTTATACGATAATAAAAATATATTCTAAATTTGTATTATCTTAACGAACAATTCCAAACCGGCCTAGAGAACATTTACATGGGTCACCACCATTCTGTGCCGACGCGCCGCAGTTACAACTATTTTTTAGATTAGCGGCCGCATTACGTTGTGTAACTGTGAGTGGAATCGGTCTACACGCAGAATATATATCTAACATAGGAATGCGATTCGTTCTCAAATGTGTATCCATACATAACGGAAAATTCGTACAATCTGTCACTACCCTATCTACCCCAAATACACGTTGAACCCCGGTAGGTGTAATGTTATTATAATTTAGTTTTGTATTTTCAACAGTATTTGCTACTTCAAACTGTTTGTATTGAATATAACTCTTAGTGTCAAATACAGGAGGCTGTTTGGTAGTATCATTGTCTACTTTCAAACGAGTGGCTATTTTCTTATGTTTTAAATAATCACTTTGAGACATTTTCTATACATATCCTTAGTATATTATCTTATTCTAAAAGATGATTCTTGTCGTTCATAAACATAGTATATCTATTCCCGATAAAGTAATAATTCATCAAGAAAGCCGAGTAACCTATAAACGCACCTAAACAGGCTCCTACAAATAGTTGTTTTGGAGTATGATTTTTATATTTCCATCTCTGTAATACAGTAAGACCCGCTATGAAAAGTTCCAAATACAACCAAAATGTTTTTTCAGTAACACCATAAAGAAAAACAATGGAAGTAAAAATTGACTGTGCGTGTCCGGATGGCATGCCATATTTCTCAGGTCCTTCATAAGTTTCTCCTAATATACTACGAGCACCGATTGGTCTAGGTTCTCGATACCAATTCTTCATGAACGAGTTGATTAATTTGCTAATAAAAGTGACAACTAAATATCCATATAAGTAGTAAGTATATGAATATAATTGTATACTTGTCATAATAAACACTATATATGGGCCTAGAAATCCTACAACGTCAAATAAATCTATCAATATCATAATAAGTCCAATCTTATTATAATACTATATTTTCTTTACTATTTTTCATCGTCTGGTGTCTGTCTGTATAGCTGTTCGCAGATAAGAGAAAAAGACCAATTAGACCCATTCAGATCAAGGACATTGCCTCTATCAGTCTTGAGACGAACTGTCATGCGTTTCAAATTTACTGGCCCAAAATAGGTTCTCTCTTGGTTTTGTAGTGTCCCTCCGAATTCTACAAACGATTGACCGTTCTGTAAACCAGCCAATTTCAAAGGTACTAATCCAAATACATCTTTTTCAAACGGTCCGACACCGAAATTATTTCCAGAAACGCCCGTATTTGATATAATACTAGAATTATTAGCTGAATTTGCGATTTCTACTACTGAATACAACTGCTTTTGTGTGAGTCGTTTTGACTGAATGTCGTTTGCGGTATTATATGTTAACTCTCCAGTAGCAGGATCACATACAAAATTCGATTTGTTCGTATACGAGGAAGGCTGAATGTATGTATCTGTCGTGGTAATTGTTACTAATCCGTCGTTCAAATGGTTTTGGTTATAATCATCAAGACATAATAAGAGGTAATTAAATAAATTTGTACTAATAGTTGTATCACCTGTAATTGTGATAACACCATCGTCACTAATAGACTTTAAAGGACTATTCTCATAGTCAATATTATTTAATTCATATACAGTATATTCTCTGAATCCAAGAATCCAACCCAGGGTGGTATCCCAGGTTGCGTTTTGTACGCTACTTACACCAGCAAAACATTTGGCAAACGTAGAATTATCAAAAAAAGTAATATTATAATCTGATGCTGTATATACTTTATTGACAGTAATATTAAATTTAGTGCTTTGAGTACCATCATCATTATTTAAGATTGATAATACAGATTCGTTAGTAATTGGGTTCGAATTAAATAGTAAATTTATTTGGTTTATCAATGTTGTACGAGTGTAAACAATATCGTCGTTATTTCCATCTTTCAATGGAATTGTAAAGGTTATTATATTTTCTTCGGCAACAACTCCTGTTTCATATGGATATATTTGAAATTTATTAGTCGTTTCTGTGAGTATGATCTGATTTTGATCGATGTTCTCATAGCCTTTTACAATACGCGCTAATTGGTTGCCTTCTGAATCAAATGTCGTTCCTGATAAATCTATGCCAGGACTATCAGCGGATTGTATAGTACTATTCGCAAGCGCAAACGACAAATCTATCATATTTTGGTCTATATTTAGACCACGCCATACATTATTTTCTAATGTTTCAAAACCACTTATGCCAGACGGGTCAATAAACTGAATACTGAAATCGTTTTCTGTCAATTGTTTCAATATATTGATATCCAAAATCCCAGAAATATTACCATTGTCAACATCACCCACAAATGTTATATCAGAACCTACCAGTATGTCGTTTGAATCAAAATCCAAATAACTTTGAAATGCGTCTCTAATTCCTGAAATCAAATTACTTCGGGTAATTGTGTAAGTCGTATTAGATGCGGGATCATAACTTTCTGTGTCAGGATCATTTTGAGATTGATAATAGGAAGAACTCATGTAAATATCAAATGAATAAGTGTTAGAAACAAGACTAGTAGAAGTTCCTGTAATCCTAGCTATAAATTTACTATTACTACTATAAGTGGTCTGATAAGGGGCAATATAAGGTATATCATTCAACGTCGACAGATTAAAAGATAAATCATTATTATATGACATATCTAAAATAGTACTCAAAATGCTATTACTTATATCAATGTGAAACGAATCTTGGTTGACATTTCTTGTAATATCCAAAGCTAGTTCGAAAATTGAGGAATTATTTATTGATGCTGACGAATTACTATTAGTAATGTCGGGTTCGTTTTCAATTTGATTATTAATTTCTGTAACAAATTGCGATAAAGAATATCCTTCTAGGTTATTTGTAATACCCAAATTGATAACATTGCTATTTGTATTGTAATTGGTCTTGTTACATGAGAGTTTTATACTGGGGGTATCGCTAGACACAAATGTAAGTGTTGAGTCATTAATTGGCGATACTTCTGATACTATATTATTAATTTCTATTTCATTTCTTTCAAAACCAAATACAGAACCACTTCCTACAAATATATTGGGTTCTCCGTTTGCTATGCCTAGTAACCCAACCGGGAAAATAACTTTTGTTTTAGATAAAGCTATGTTATTCGTAGTGAAACGATCAGGTTTCAATCTGATTTCAAATCGTGTTTGTGAGTTGGTCGCAGTAGACAATGAATACCGTTTGATATATGATTCTTCAGAAAGATAGACATTATTTTGTATTTGTGTATCCAGGTCTAATCTTAATTGTGAACGTGTATAGGAACCACTCGTTTGTGACATTGTTATGTTGAACGAAATATCTATATTATTTGGTACCCCCGAAACTTCATCTCCTGTGTAAATATAAACCGTAAAAAAATTATTGTTTTCTGTTAGTTGATAACGCGTTGTATCATTTGCCAAGGTAGGCGAGTTATAAGCAGATTTTATATTGAATAAATTATAACTGCTATCTGTAAATCCTAAAATAGACGGAATAAATGATTTCTTTGCGTCAATTAATTGTTCTTCAGTAGTAATAGTATTATTATAACTAGGGTATCCGGAATAACCTAAAAATTTCAAATAATAACTCGTTTCTGTGTAGCGTTTATTTATATCTATATTCATTGTAACTAATGATGTGTTCGGATTAAGAGATAGTCCTGTAGTTCCAAAGCTTATGTCTGATACTGTATTTTTTAAAGAATCAATGCTGCTATTTAATGTATCTACTAATTCTTGAGCCGTATAATTTCCAGCATTCACATTGATTGTAAAGTCATTTATTCCAGAATCAGCTTGTATTCCAGGTGATCTTGCAGTAAATACAAAGAAATTACTCCCAAAATTATTATTGATAGTATACCATGTGTATGGGATTTGAACGGAGTATAATTTCAAAGACACCACATCTTTCAATGGGTCGGATAAATTGAAAGTAAATTCTGTTGACAAATCCTCCTTATTTTCTCGATATTGACTATCTATACTAATAACTCGTTTAATTGTCTGATTTAATAAAGGATTCAATTTACCACGAGCATAGTTTAATGGTTTTGTCAAACTAACTTTTGAGTTTGAATTATCCGACGTAATATTTTCCTTTGTCCCAATAGACGAATTTGATTGTATGTCAATATTATTATTATTATTATTATTATTATTTATAGTCGGCTCGGTTGTTATATTACTTGCATCTTCTATTTCTGTATTTATAATGTAATCATTGTCAACATTATCATTACCTTCAACCTCATCCTCAGATAAAAAAAAATGCGAATAGATTTTCTCAAAAAAAGATCCTAACTCGGCTGAGTCAGTGTTGTCACTATTCTTATATTTGTCTATCATAGATAAAATTTTTGCTTCTAATTCACGGTCAGACGGATTATTTAAATCTAAAATATTATATAAATCTTCATCTGAATATTTTGAAATATCATATACGTCTTCTGCTTCTTTATCCATTATGCCTTATAATTCTCTTATATAAACTTTCTATATTATTATTCTTTGTGTATCTGTTTATTTTTTTTTATACGGTTTTTGAACATTTCACTAACAAGTTGATGAACGTCAACGTTGTCTTGGTTGTTTAATTCATATAAAATTTCTGTTGGGAAACTTCTCAACCCCTGGCCTCGTTTCATATGTTTATTTCCTTTGAAACAAAGTAGATCCAACAATTCCATTAACTCTTCCTCTTCGTCGTTCATTACACTCCTGTCTATTCGCATGGTCCCTACATATGTATAGCGACCATAACTTTTATTTTCATATACATTAGGTTTGTTTAATCGTGGGTGGTTACGGACAAGTCCTACTCCCATAATCTTATTGATATCATTATTCATTTCTATTACAAATAAAACAGAATCGTATGGTATTTTCTTTGTAACTGGTTCAGGAGCACAATAAATACATTTCGTTTTTGTATTTTTTGTCCGATACATAGAATTCTCATGATAAGTTATATTGTTAAAACGCGTTGTTACTATAAAATTTTTACGGTTATTACAAAAATTCTTTATTTTTTGACGGGTTAACTTCCGTTCAATATCTTCATTCATATTCCATTTATCTATTTGTTATTATTTCAATGTACCTAATCAATTTTACAAGTAAAAAAATCTCAATAACAATATATAATGGGAGTCAAAAATCTATGTTTAGGGAAGCGAGTGAAAACTCCTAATAAATGTAAGAAAGTTAAGGGTTGCAAGGTGGCTACTGGCACGAAGAGAACCTACTGTAGAAAGGCACATAATAAGTCTAAGAAAAACCGTACCAAGAAAAATAAGACCGGAAAAAAACATTAAGTAAGCTACAAATAATATTATTATAATTCTACCGATGATAATATTATTTCACTCAACATACAATGACTTTTCATTCTTTTTTATTGCCTGGTAAACGTTTTCCCGAATTTTTTTATATCTTGTTTCATCTTTCATTTTAATTCCTCCAAGTATCTTTGTATAATAATGAACTGATTTTTCTTCATATTCTTGATCGTTCTTTATAAGATCTTCATGTTCCTTATGCCATACGTTGTTAAAATCGTAGATAAACTGTTTTGAAATCCTACATAAATACTGATCTAGTTCGTGTGAATCAACTTTTATCCATTCATTTGTACCATACTCTTTTTCCACATCATAGACGTAAAAGGTATTTTTATCGCACTGAAAACCGACGAATGGTACCATCTTATCACTATTTAAAATATTATTTGTCAATAGGTTTGTGATACCGGTTAACAAATCGTTTTCAAATACTACCTCCAAATAATTCTTAACATCAGGTAATATAACATACCTTATCCAATCAGTTAAGCAATAAAACGGTTTGTCGTAACTTTCTTTATTCAAATAATCCAATACTTTGATTTTTCGCCTACTATTATTTGTCTTCAATCTACTATTTTCTTTCTCTAGTTTATCAATACGTAAAATCATATGCTGCATAAGTGAAAACATATCTCGTTGTGACGGCAATGGTTGTGAATTGTCTATTTCATAATCTTGTTCTTTCTTTGTTTTTGAAAAGAATTCGCACGGTAATACATGTCTAGTATAATTAAATTTTTGACGGAACGTTTTGCCACAATGTTCGCAATGGTAACATGTTTTATTAGAAGTCATTTTTTCTTTCGTAAAATATATCAGGTAAAATCAATTTTACGTAATGAAAATGGTATTTACAAATTCTAAAACAAAGGCCATAATAGATGATAAACACAAGTCATTAATGAAACCGGAGACAAAAACGTCATTTTATTTTACGCAATACAGTATGTTTGATAGATTAAAAGATAGTCAAGGATGTAAAAGTTGTGGGACAAAATAATATCTATCCGTTTTTTATAATAATCAAAGATGTTTAAGATGTTTTCATTAAATAAGCACATTGTCAATATAATTATTGTTTTAAGCGCCCTATTTATTATTGTTACAGCACTCAGAAGTACCGGACTTTATGAAGGAATGGATAATATTTCTGAAGATACATTGAATGATGCTTATGTTCTAGGTAAATCGGGCATTCAACCTTGGGGAAAAAATGAAGGATTTCATGATGATAACGCAAAATGGATATGGAGTAATTCTAGTGGAAGAAACATAGCAAATGAACGCTATCGTCCGGTGACATTTATTTATAAATGGCATAATTATACCAATAAAAATGTCGAGGGTACCATAAACGTAATTGCGGATAACGTCGCATACATTTACGTGAACGACGAATTTATTGGCGAGCAATATGCTGGTTGGGGTAGTAAAGGAGGTTTAGTAAATGTCAATTTAAAACCAGGCCTGAACAAGTTCACTATTACTGTACTTAACGCAAATGGAGAAGGCGCTGGTTTACTCGCAACGGTAATAAATGATAAAAAAGATATTCTGTTTAGCACAGGTGAAGGATGGAAATATTATATGCCAAACGAAGAATATATATTTATAGGTCCATCTACAAGTAACTTAAAACCAGTCACTTTGCCAAGAAAGAATATGAAAGTATCCGCAATACCCATAAATTTTCAGCAATCTCAATTACCAGATACATTTGACCTAAGCGTGACCGATAATAAATTATATGTGAAACGCAGTGATAAAGAAACCGGTTGGGAACAACAGTTGGTATTGAAAGTAATAGACGATGAAGAATCCATGAACAAAAAGAAGGACGAAATCAATAATTCTTTCCTTAACGAATAAAGCAATATAATTATTTTAAGTTAGTGAATGTATAATTTATATGATGTATATTATATATTATAAATGAGTAATTTCAATTCGAGAGAATTATTTATGGAACCAAAAACAACACAATATGGTAGTCACATGGTGATGACGAATGTAAATAAGCCCAATAAGAAAAAATTTATTAATGTAGACACCAAATTTAGAGAAGAATATTCAGCCAATACTTATGTAGAAGAAACCAGTTATAATATTAGTTTACCAGAAAAAATCAACGAGATTAAGTCGATGACAGTTCATACGGTAGACTTGCCAGTGACTACATTTAATGTTTCTTCTGCGATTGGTAATAACGCTTTTCAGATAACAAACATGAACGTAGCATATGATACCATAGACATGTCAAATGTTGTTCTGTCTAATATGACTGATATATCGAATATTTTGAATGATCCAAGTATGACAAATCTATGGATATCAGATCTATCGACAAACGATAGCCGATATATTCCTTATAAAGACGTTATTGTAGTTCCTGATGGGAATTATGATAGAACTTCATTACAGGGTGCTATTAATGACGAAATACAAAAACTAGACCGTATTATACCTGCGTGTATGTGTAGTACTATAGATAACCCAGATACATCCGACCTGCATATAACATTACTTGAAAACCCACAAAGAACCGCTGAAATAACCACAAAACAATCTCAAATTGAAATTGATTTTACAGTTAATCAACACGGTGTAACCGATAGGACCAAATTTAAGTCCAGCTTAGGTTGGTTATTAGGTTTCCGTAGTACAACATATAATGCGACTGTATACGCAAACAGTCTAGGTTATATATCAGATCAGGCTAACGACTTTATTTACTCAGAAAGTATGTGGAATATAAAACAGCCTCCATATATGTATTTGGCGATCGATGAATTCAATGGAGGCAACCATAATTCATTTTGTGGGTCTCTAGCCAATTCTCTTATTAATAAAAATGTGATAGCACGTATCTCTATGAACGACTATAATTTTGGTACAAATATTACTGCCAATAAACATAATGGGTTATTGGTAAGTATTTGTCGTGAATATAGTGGAAAAATAGACTTACAAAGAATGAACGTATCACTTATTTATGATAATGGCAGAGTAGCCTCATTGAACGGACAAGATTTCTCTTTTTTATTAGAAGTTGAATACGAGTAAAAAATTGAATTGTTATAAAATAATACATAATAACAATAATCTAGTGAATAACGTTATTATGTTCGACGACTTTGAATATACCGAAAAACAAACTAATAAAAAAACCATATCTTTTACACCGAATAGCAAAGGCAATGATATATTTTCATTTATGAAAGTCATTAGTAAAGACAGCTCATCTTCCGTAGAAAATGATAAGAAAATAGTTTCGACAGAGAAACAACAATCAAATGAGATTCCACAAGGGTTGTTGGAAGGATTATCGGAAGAACAACAACATGCTTTTCATAAAATAGCAGGAGGAGAAAACGTCTTTATTACGGGCCCAGGAGGCACAGGCAAAACATTTATGTTGAGAAGAATTCATGAATATAACTTAAAAGTGGGGAGAAAAATGGCGGTTACAGCGATGACTGGTTGCGCCGCATTATTACTCGAATGTAACGCAAAAACCCTTCATTCATGGTCTGGTATTAAACTGGCGAAAGGCCAAAAAGAAGACACTATTGGCAGAGTTATTCGAAGTGGATATTATAAAAAAAATTGGAAAAACGTATCAGGCATTATTATTGATGAAGTAAGCATGATGTCACAAAAGGTATTGGAAATCATAGAAGAAATCGCGCGGATTATAAAGAAAAATAATAAACCGTTTGGTGGAATGCAGGTAATATTTATTGGCGACTTCTTTCAACTACCACCAATTGAAAATTATGGAGATAAGGATAGTGGAAAATTCTGTTTCGAGTCGCCTATTTGGAATAGTATTTTCAATAAAGATAACCACATTGTGTTAAACACTATTTTCCGGCAAAATGACAATAAATATATTCGTATCTTAAATGAAGCCAGAGAAGGGGGATTAACCAAAGAGTCTGTTGGGGTGCTTTTAGAACAAAGCAAAAAGGAATGTCACAAAGACGACAATATACCTACCAAACTGTTTCCAAATAGAGTAAAAACGGATCTAGTGAATAACACCATGTTTTCAAAAATAGACAAAGAAGAATTTATTTATACTATTGAAACAAATACTGACTATGATACAAAAATAGACACAGGTAGTCCTTTCAATGAAAAAGAATTACAGAGGATGAAATTAGCGTCAAAAAAAGACTTGGAAATGGAACTTATGTTTATGTCAAGCAACGTTCCATGTAGTCATAATCTGAAACTTAAAATTGGATGCTTAGTTATGTGTACGATCAATTTGGATATGAATAATGGCATATGTAACGGTTCACAAGGTATCATTATTGACATTGTTAAACGTCGCGGTGAATTTATTCCAGTAGTACAATTCTATAATGGGATTCGGAGAGAAATCACAAAACACTATTGGCAGTCAGAAGATTTCCCATGCGTGGCTGTAGGTCAATTTCCTCTGATTCTAGCATGGGCGTTGACTATACATAAAATTCAAGGGGCTACATTATCTACTGCTGAAATTGATATAGGTAATGGAATATTTGAATACGGTCAGAGTTATGTTGCCTTATCGCGTGTAAAATCTTTAGAGGGTTTATATTTATCATCATTTAACCCAGATAAAGTAAGAGCAAACCCTATCGTAAAACAATTTTACGCATCGGTGTAATTATTAGAAAAAGTTTCTTCAAAAAAAAATACATAGTAATTTTATAACAAAAGTAATTTCATTATGTCTACAAAAAATAGTTGGAAATCTTATGGTGGAATATATAAAACACAAGAAGTTACCAACTTGGGTATAGGAACACTTGTCGTGGATGAAATTATTGCACGTAAAAAGGTGATAGAAACATTGGTTTTCGAACAAATTCTTACATTAGAAAATGACTTTATCCAAACAGTTGGAAATGTAAATACATATGGAATATCTAAATTTGATAGTAGTACTTATCATAATGCTGATGTTTATATAAAAAATAAAATTATATTGGCTGGTAACAATATATTAGAAATTGATAACGATCAGAACGCACAGGGAGCTCTCACTACATTGGTCGGAGGTGATAACATTGTTCCTATTGCCGGAGATGCCAACAATTATATTTACGGAGATGTAAACAACAACCGAATTAGTTTTGGAACAGACACCCCTACCGCATTTATTGAAATTAATCAACCATCTACTGATGTGAACGATCAAAATATTTTTACTGTGGCTACCGGCAAACCAACCGGGAAAACAACTTTATTGAAAACAGTAAATAATAGTGGTGTAGATGTATCAGCAAACTCGTCGACTACAACACAAACGTTTGCTGTTTCTGGTAATTTTAATGGTAATTTAATTTCTACAAGCAACACATTCACTATTGATAACAGTGGATTATATCAATCTATACAAATCAATTCTTACGATATTTGTATCAACTCAGTTAATAATACTGATATTACATCTTCAGTTAATACAATTATTAATAGTGGTAATTACACGCAACTTAAAGCGAAAACCGCTATTTCTAATCGTGAAGAAATCGAAGGACTAAAAGACGAAACTCTCATTGTCTATGATAACAACCATAACACATATTTGAAGGATTATTATAATACAAGTGCTAACGATTATATTACTGGCAATGCGGTTACATTGGTAACAGAAGATGTGTCTGGAAACACATTTCAACATATAATTACTCCTGATTATAAAGGGTTTGGTATTGGTGGTGGGAGTACTGTCTATGACAATACAAAGTCACTTGGTCTATTAGGTGTATTAATAGATGATTCATCTACTACAGATAGTTCATTTGTGCCAGCTATAAGTATTGTTGAAACTGGCAATAAAGCAATAAATCGTTCTGTAACAAGCATTAATACTTATTCCCCGAACACAATGTCTCATACGATGGAAATTAATGGTGCTACACATATCGGACACGGTGAAATACATATACGCGCATATGCGGATTTTTTTATAAATAATGTACGTTTTTCAAAACAAGACCCCCTCTACGGAATAGCAATAGGAAAAAAACTTTCTACATCATTAACTAGTCCATATAGTTATTATTATCTGAAAACGATAGATGGTGGCGCGAACTGGGTTATGAAAGAAATGAACGACAATACATATAGACAAAGTAGCACACTTTTACTTACCGCGATCCCAAGTGGTAGTGATGGCGACAGTAATTTATCTTATTTGTTTGATACAAACAGTAATGAAACTGGTTTTCTTCAATTACAAAATAACGCTACACAATGGGGGGTTAATGGTCCCAATGTGAATGTAAAATTAATGCATATTAATTATAATGACTCACTCTCCACAGCACAATATGAATATTTTGTCAAAAGTACAGATGCCACCACAATTTATTTTAATAGTAGTTCTGGGCTAGATGTAGCTATTGAAACTAGTGGAATTACTAATATAGTAGATATTACAGGACATAGTAATACAGTTTATTTATTGGATACTGCCGGTACTATTATCAGCTATACATATGAGAATTTAAGTGTTGACTTAATAACGAAACAATATCATCAGACACCAACAACCCCGTCTACGTTCAATAAAATTTATGCTTTTTCACTAGACAGCGTTATTGCTGTTGGAAATGACACTATTTTTTATTCTAACAACGCCGGTACGGATGGTCCAACATGGACCCAGCTTACAAACACTGGATATAATCTTACTCAAATTCATTTGCCAAATGAACGCAATGCGATCGCGTTAGGTACAAGGATTTCTGACAATACAAGTGTTTTATTGTATTCTGATGATTATTTTCACAGTTGGCATGAAGTTGATGATAATATATTGAATGCTTCCGGCATGAAACATATAGTCAGAGACGCGATTCAATCAGCAACAAACGTATCTATTCATATGTCGGGTCTAAGTACTCTAATTATTAGTTATGTTGTTTCTGAAAACGAGAGTAGAATTATTTATTGTCATTTACCAAATTTATTGAATAAAGAGAATAATTCGATATTGGATATATCTGGAAATATGCATATAGCAGGCGTTGTTTACCAATTTTAAACATGTTTAGACCAAAATTTTTATTTCGCTTCGATAAATTAGATATATTTTAATAGGAAATATATATAAGATGACTACATGGTTAAGTAATTCAGCCACATCAAACAAGTTAAAACAAACATATGTTAAAGGATTTATTGATGTGAGTGGTGATATAATTATACGTAACAACAATGAATTAAATTTTTATGACAATAATACATCAACCAAAAATTTTAGTATTAACTCAGAAGAAATAAGCGTATATGACGGCATCAGTGCTTATAATGACATTAGTAACGTAAAATTAGTATACATAAAAGATTTGTCAGAAAACGTTCAAACGAAATTAACTGAATTTTCTAGCAAATTAAAGGATATCAGTAATAATTTCGATTCAAACTATGCTATAAACATCATACAAGACAGTCAACTAGTACGCGTTAATGACGCATTTGAAACGAATAGTGATGTATCACTTAATAACGGCGTTTTTATTAATGGGACAACTACCTTATCGGGTGACATTATACCTTCTGTTAGTGCTACATATAATCTAGGTTCAGAAGACAAGCCTTTTGGTTCGTTATATATTTCTAATAATACTATTTTTTTTCAGGGAGAGAATGATGAGAATAGCGGCACAATGAAGTTTGATGATGGAGATATTAGTATTTTAAAGAAAGGTGAACCAGAAGCGAATAGACGTAAATTAACAGCCTCTTCTTCTACTGGAAACAAACTCGCTATTGGCAAAAATAGTAGGGATGCAGACGCAGAACTTGATGTATCTGGTAACACAATTTTACGCGGCAACGTCATTATAAAAAATAATTTGGATGTGTGTGGGAATTTTTACGCTCAATATCCTGAAAGTTCGATCCCGGTAAATGCTATAAATGGCAATATTGGGTTAACTGTATCTACTATTAAAGGCAATAATCCTAGTAAAGTTATAAATGATATTAATTTTATTAGATTTGATACAGATTCTGGTTTTGATATAGATGATTTAAGTAATGGTGCTGTAAAAGTTAAAATGAATAGTACTTTCAAGACATGGAAAGTTGACGGACAGCAGGATTTAGTCGCAGAAGGTCTAGATAGCATGACCCTTGTCGCAGGAGATAATATGAATTTAACTACTTATCAAGATCCAAAATCATTAAAATTTGATGTAGATTTGTCAAGTGTTGATATTTCGTTGAATCTTAAGTCAGACAAAACTTATATTGATGCCTCTCTCAATTTGAAATTACCTGTTTCTAATCCTATTGTTAATGGATTATTAATAGTAAATAACGGAGATGTATCATTGAATCAGGATTTAAATGTTGGTGGAAATACTGTATTAGATGGCGATTTATCTATTCACGGCAACTTATCTGTATTCCAAACCGAAAATAACACTGTTATAAATACCACTGTAAATAATTATGACCTTGTTGTTTCTGAAGATTTATCTCTGAATGGCGAATTATCTGTAAAAGATAATGCTTCATTTAATAATAACATTTTTATTTCCAATGATTTATCAGTTGGCAATCACGCCTCTTTTAATTCTAATATTGTTGTCCTAGGTGACTCATCGTTTAATGGACGTGTTGATATATGTGGCAATTTCTACGCACAATACCCTCCAAATTCTATACCAGCATCAGCTATTATCGGCGGGGTTGGTGGTGGTTCAAACTTCCAGATAGGAAATGATGATATTATATATGATGATGGAGAATTCGCGCTTATTAAAGATACTAATACTGACCCTCCCTCAGAAATATTTGTTTCAGGTACGTTGACCGTCTCTGGAGACGTCTCTTTCAATAATGGCACTGTACTAATTCCTACTCCCTCTTCTGTAGATAACACCAATAGTGCGGTTACTATCGGTTATATTGAAGAACTTGGGCTTATCACCGCTTCTGGTTTGTTGAGACAATTTTCACCCTAGGTATTTATAATTTTTATTACTATTGAAGATATATAAAAATTATTTTTCCTGTTTTTATTATATAAAAGAACAATTATGTCAAATTGGTTAGATTTATCAAGCACTTCTAATTTATTCAGATCAGCATATATAAAGGGGTTTGTTGATATAAGTGGAGGCGACTTTATTGCTAGAAACGGTAATCTATACATTCATGGTGATTCCAGTTTGAATAATAATGTATATATTGGAAATAAATTAGCGATTGGAACTACTAACTCTGACTATTATTTAGATGTTAGTGGAAATGCCATATTTAAAGATCTTCTTAATGTTATAGGGGATGCATCATTAAACGGTTCTTTAACAACAAATGGTATTACTAGCTTACAATCATTATTATATGTTTCGGACGATGTATCTTTAAATTCAAAATTATTTGTTTCCGGAGATGTTTCCACGAATAGCTCATTGAACGTAGGTGGGACTTTGAATATAAATGATAAAGCCACTTTCTTGTCAGATGCTTCTATTAATGGCAATCTTGTGACTGACGGCACTGTTGATTTTAAGAATACACTTGATGTTGCTGGAATAACCACCTTAAATAGCACTCTTTCCGTTGCTGATAAAGCCACTTTCTTGTCAGATGCTTCTATTAATGGTAATCTTGTGACTGACGGCACTGTTGATGTTAATAATACACTTGATGTTACCGGAATAACTACCTTAAATAGCACTCTTTCTGTTGCTGATAAAGCCACTTTCTTGTCAGATGCTTCTATTAATGGCAATCTTGTGACTGACGGTACTGTTGATTTTAAGAATACACTTGATGTTACCGGAATAACCACCTTAAATAGCACTCTTTCCGTTGCTGATAAAGCCTCTTTCTTGTCAGATGCTTCTATTAATGGTAATCTTGTGACTGACGGTACTGTTGATTTTAATAATACACTTGATGTTACCGGAATAA